TTTAGTTGATTTGTCATGGGTTAATGATCTTACATTGTCTTCTAATGGTAAAGAAATTGTGCCACGAGATTATCAGTTAGATGCTGTTGCACACGCACTTACAAAGAAACGTGCATTGCTAATATCGCCTACTGCATCTGGTAAATCTCTGATCATTTATCTGATTATTCGTTGGTACTTAGAACGATTTAATAAACGGGTATTAATTATTGTACCTACTACTTCATTGGTACAACAGATGTATTCAGACTTTGGTGATTATAGCCAATTTGATGATACATTTAATCACGAAGAAATGACTCATAGAATCTATTCAGGCAGACCTAAGTTTGCTGAAAACGAACGAATTATTGTCTCTACCTGGCAGTCGATATATAAGCTGGGCGGTGAGTGGTTTAATCAATTTGGCACAGTGATCGGTGACGAGGCGCATAACTTTAAAGCTAAGTCTCTTATATCCATACTATCTAAGATGCGTGAAGCTGAATTTAGATTTGGTACAACAGGCACACTAGACGGAACACAGACACATAAACTCGTATTGGAAGGACACTTCGGACCAGCACATTATGTGACTACAACTAAGAATCTTATGGATTCTGGTGATCTGTCAGAATTAGAGATCTCTATGATTTTGCTAAAGTATCCAGAAGATATACGCAAAGCCTGGGGTAAGAAGAAATACCAAGAGGAAATGGATTATATCGTTGCATATGAAAAACGCAACAAATTCATTACTAACCTAGCGTTGGATCAAGATGGCAATACTCTTGTTTTGTTTCAATATGTAGAAAAACATGGTAAACCTCTATATGATATGATTAAGAAGAAAGCTCATGCTCGCAGACAGATATTCTATGTGTCAGGTGAGACGGGTGCGGACGTACGTGAAGATATCAGAAAGATAACCGAGACTCAAAAGAATGCTATTATTGTGGCATCACTTGGAACATTCAGTACTGGTGTCAATATTAGAAACTTGCATAATGTTATATTTGCGAGTCCATCTAAGTCACAAATTAAAGTATTACAATCTATTGGTCGTGGATTACGTAAATCTGATAACGGCCAAGCAACTAAGCTATTCGATCTTGCTGACGATCTTCATTGGAAGTCTCGTAAAAACTACACATTGCTTCATGCGGCAGAACGCATGAAGATCTACGGCAAAGAAAAATTTAAATACAAGATATACGAAGTGGATATATAATGGACGATAATGTATTAAAAGATATTAACATTCAGCACTTTAAACTAGTGAATGGTGAAGAGTTCATCGGACTGGTTAGAGGCACTGAGAACAATAGAATTCTTATAGAGTTTCCTTTAATGCTTAATGTTATGTCATTAGGGGCTGGCAAAGAATCATTTTACTTTACTGAATGGATGCCGATGGCTAGAGACGAAGTAATCCATGTATATCCAACTACTATTATCACACACTCTGAAGTGACAGATCAATTTAAAGAACACTATATCCGTACGGCTCTTAAGTTTAAAGAGAAGCCTAACACAGTATATGGTGCTGATGAAGATGATATATATGATGAGATGTTTGATAATGATGATGAGGATTTTGATAACGTAGTAAGTATTAATAAGACAATACACTAATATGGTACCTCTACCCTCAGCAGCATACTCTCTTATTATACCACAGTTTACCCCTTTTGTACACAGTTAATTGCGGTATAAACTAAAATAAATTAATAAAAAATATGTGTACATTTCCTAAGAATCGTGTTATAATAATCTTAACATGGTAAAATATACTAGGAGTATATAATGACTAAGATAAAACCAAAGATGAAGCCCCATTACGTCAACAATAGAGAATTCTCTTACTCCGTTGTTGATTACGTGAAAAAGGTTAACGAGGCACAAGAAGCACAGATTGCTTTACCCATTGTGCCTGACTATATAGCCACATGCTTTCTAAAGATTGCAGAAGGACTATCACACAAATCTAACTTTATCCGATATACCTATCGTGAAGAAATGGTAATGGATGCAGTTGAGAATTGTCTTAAAGCAATCACAAACTATAATATTGAAGCAGCAACCCGCACTGGTAACCCTAATGCGTTTGCATACTTTACTCAAATCTGCTATTATGCATTCTTGCGTCGTATTGCCAAAGAGAAGAAGCAACAAGATATCAAATTCAAATGGATTGAAAAAGCTGGTATCGAAGACTTCCTATCATATGGCACTGCTGATACTGGTGGATCTCCAATTGGTACTGAACGTGCGTTCGTTGAAGAACTACGTACTCGTATTGATAAGATCCGTGATACCGATAACTCACTAAAAGAGTTTGGTAAGCAAGAGAAACAAGCAGAGAAAGAGCGTAAAGCTAAAGGTCTCGAATTGTTTATGGGAGGCTAATATGCCATATATCACTGTATGGGGTAATGGCTATGTAGGCAGTGCATACTCTGACTATCTTGAAGAGAATGGATATCATGTAACTCGTGTTGATCCAGCTCAGGGTTTGCATCCTACTCCTTTAGCATATAAACAACCTTCTATCATATGTGTGCCAGCTCCTACTCTTGAAGATGGTACAGTAGACTACTCAATCATTAATGACATTATGTCACAGATTGAAAAGCCTATTATGATTAAGAGTACAATACTTCCAGACTATGCAAATTATATCGATAGTAATGCGGTATACTCTCCTGAGTTTTTGACTGCAACAAATGCAGCTGAAGATATCAGGAATCAGAAGGACATGGTTATAGGTGGTGAAAAACCATTGTTCTGGTCAGTATTGTTTGAATCACTCGGTAAAACTATTCATAAGACAGATGCAAGAACTGCATCCTTTATGAAGTATACCGTCAACTCATTCCTTGCTACTAAAGTTGCATATATGAACGAACTGTATGATCAATACGGTGGAGATTGGAATGAACTTAAAACACTATTACAATTAGATCCTAGATTAGGCATATCCCACTTAGACGTGCCTGGTCCTACTGGAGAATACGGATATGGCGGGGCATGTTTTCCCAAAGATGTACAGGCATTTTTAAGCTATACCAAAGCTAGAGAGTTCAACACTCAAATGAGTATACTAGAACAAGCTAGCATATCAAACGAAGAGAACTTAACTGAGCAACGGAGAAAATTATGTCGTACCATGTACTCTTAACCGGCCATGAAGGCTATGTTGGATCACATTTAACTAAAGCACTTGCTGAACGAGATGTTATAGTAGGAACATTTCACGGAGATTTGCTTGACGTTGATTGGGAGAAGCAAGAAAAGAAATTCGATATGGTTATCCATCTCGCTGGTCTTGCTGGAGTTCGACGATCTTTTAAAGAACCACAAGAATACTATAAGAACAATGTTGAACTATCTAGACGAATCTTTAAGTACTGTGAGCGTACACGTACAGAAGTGGTTTATGCTTCATCGTCTAATGCTCATGAATGGTGGTTAAATCCGTATGCTACTACTAAACAGATGATTGAAGAAATGGCATCGATGCTTTCTATTAAACACATTGGTATGAGATTTCATACAGTGTGGCCAGGGCGTGAAGATATGTTATATAAGCGATTGCAAAAAGGTTCTGTTGATTATATTAATGAAGATCACTTCAGAGATTGGATTCATATTGAAGATTTATGCAATGCTATATGTACAATCGTTCAAAAATGTTATATAATAGACCAATCAGTTGTTGATGTTGGCACAGGTCACGTCACGCCGGTTGCACAACTTGCTAAGAAGTTTGACTTCAAAGGTGAATGGCGTAGCGGTGAAGCGCCAGGTGAGCGTATGGCAACGCGAGCTGATATAGATTATTTACTTGCTTTAGGTTGGACTCCTGAGCACAATATTATGAATGAAGGTTAAACTAACATATGAAAGTAGCAATACTAAATGACACTCATTGCGGGTGTCGCAACTCATCAGATATTTTTATTAAGTACCAGGAGCGCTTCTATCAAGAAGTGTTCTTTCCGTACTTGGAAGAGCATGGCATCACTCAGATCTTGCATCTAGGTGATTACTATGACCATCGAAAGTATGTGAACTTTAAAGCACTGAATTCAAATCGCAAAGTCTTCCTTGATACAATTCGTGAGAAAGGAATTCATATGGACATAATTCCTGGCAATCATGATGTGTTCTATAAGAATACTAATGATCTATGCTCTTTAAAGGAATTGTTAGGCCATTATACGTCCAATGTGAACATTATCATGAAGCCGAAAGTGCTGAACTATGATGGGTGTGACGTTGCTGTAGTGCCATGGATTAACAACGAAAACTATGCTGAATACACTGACTTTATAAAGAACTGCAAAGCATCTATCATTGGCGCACATCTTGAGCTAGTCGGATTTGATATGATGAAAGGTATGCCAAACACCCATGGTATGGGTACTGAATTATTCGATCGTTTTGAATTAGTAATGTCTGGTCATTTCCATACTAAGTCTAATCAAGGTAATATCCACTATCTTGGTAGTCAAATGGAGTTTACATGGTCAGATGCACACGACAATAAGTTCTTCCATGTTCTTGATACTGAAACACGTGAACTGACACCTGTAAGAAATCCTATAACTATTTTTCAAAAAGTAGTGTACGATGACCGAAAAACAGTGTATAATGATTACAATGTAGAAACTCTACGTGATAAGTTTGTTAAAGTAGTCGTTGTTAATAAGTCTGAACCATACTTGTTTGATCGATTCATTGACCGTATCCAAGGAGTAGATACTAATGAATTGAAGATTGCTGAAACCTTTGATGAGTTTATGGGTGAGAATGTGGATGATTCCGATATCTCTATCGAGGATACCACTACCTTGCTTGACTCATATGTAGATGCAGTTGAAACAGACCTGGATAAAGATAGGATTAAGAATATGATGCGTGGTTTATATGTAGAAGCACAGAATCAGGAGATCATTTAGTATGATTAAGTTTAAGAGTATCTCATGGCAGAACTTTCTGTCAACTGGAAATGAGACTACTGTTGTGCAGTTAGACCGATCACCAACTACATTGATTGTAGGACAAAACGGTGCAGGCAAATCAACGATGCTAGATGCTTTGTCATTTAGTTTGTTCGGTAAGCCACATCGTGATATTAATAAACCACAATTAGTTAACACTATTAACAATAAGAATTGCGTTGTTGAAATTGAATTCGACGTAGGTATCCATAGCTTTAAGATTGTACGTGGCATTAAGCCAAGTAAGTTTGAGATTTATCAGAACGGCAATATGATTAATCAGTCTTCTATGGCAAGAGACTATCAGAAGTTCCTTGAACAGAACATCCTAAAGCTTAATCATAAATCATTCCACCAGATCGTGGTGCTTGGTTCATCTTCGTTTATCCCTTTCATGCAGCTCCCGGGTGGGCACAGGCGTGACGTGATAGAAGATCTATTAGACATTAATATCTTCTCTAAGATGAATGGTATTCTCAAAGAACGTAGTGCAAGAATTAAAGAAGATCTTAAGGACATTAACTATAATCTAGATCTGCTAAAAGAAAAGATTACTATTCAAAAGAAGTATATCCGAGATATTGCTCAAATGAATGATGATCAGATTCGTTCTAAGCGTGATAATATCGTTGCATTCCAAGGTGAAATCAATGAGATGCAAGAGTCTAATAATCAATATAGTATCACTATTGAGAATCTACAAGATGGATTATCAGATCGATTAAAAGCTGCTCATAACAAGCGTCAATCATTGATGCATTATCAAGCTCAGTTCCAGCAGCAAATGAATACTGTTGTTAAGGATGCAAAGTTCTATGAGAACAACGATCAATGTCCTACATGCACTCAGGATATAGATGTAGCCATTAAAGCCGAAAAGCTTGAATCATCACAGATCAGAGCTAAAGAACTACAAGAAGGTATGTCTAAAGCAAATGAGCAAGGTGATTTAATAGAGACTACTATTGAAGAATTGAATGATATTGCTGAAAAGGTTAGAAACAATACTGCTGTTATTACTACAAACAATCGTGATATCTCTCGTCTTCAAAGTCAGATCAATAATCTAGAAACTGATATCACTGATCTTAGTTCTCGAGAAGGAGATCTAGGTCAGGCAAATAGCGATCTGGATACTCATACTAATAATCGTGATAGCCTCTCAGAGAAGAAGCTTACAATGCTAGATGAGCGTTCATACAACGATGCTGCAGCAGAGATGCTAAAAGATGGCGGTATCAAGACAAAGGTTGTTAAAGAATATCTTCCTGTGATGAATAAACTTATAAATAATTACTTGCAGGTATTAGACTTCTTTGTAGCATTTGATCTAGATGAGAACTTTACTGAGACTATTCGTTCTCGCCATAGAGATACATTTAACTATGCGTCATTCTCTGAAGGTGAGAAGCAGCGTATCGATTTGGCACTGTTATTCACATGGCGTCAGATTGCACGTATGAAGAATTCAACGTCTACAAACCTGTTAGTGCTAGACGAGACATTTGATTCGTCACTTGATCATGATGGTGTAGATAATCTAATGAAGATTCTTGGTACCCTTGAAGATGATAGTAATGTATTTGTTATATCACATAAGGGTGATTTGCTAGATGGTAAGTTCAGATCTAAGATTGAATTCACTAAAGAGCATAATTTCTCAAAAATAAGCTAATTATTTACACTTTTTTACAAATTAACTGTGTACATCCTTATTTAACTGTGGTATAATGGTACCATAATCAATGAGGAGAGACATAATGATTAGTACATCACAAACAACCTTAGCTAAATTATTGGCTAAAGAGAACATTGAAGTCCAGCATGGCAATTTCCGCACTGCGTTCTTTGATGTTGAAAAGCGTATTCTAGGTCTACCATTATGGAAAGACCGTGGCAAGGACGTATATGACTTACTGACCGGCCACGAAGTAGGACACGCTTTATATACACCAGCCGAAGGATGGCATGACTCTACGTCAGAAATCCCAGGCATACCGCGTTCATACGTAAACGTTGTTGAAGACGTACGTATTGAAAAACTTGTACAGCGCCAGTATCCTGGTCTTGTCTCCTCATTTAAGCGAGGATATGCTGTGTTGTATAAGGAAGATTTCTTCCAGATCGCAGGCGTTGATCTCTCCTCACGCAATGTTGTTGATCGTATTAACATCAAAGCAAAATGCCGCGATCTGGTTGAAGTCAGTTTTTCTGCGCAAGAACAACCAATTGTAAATCAAGTTATGGCTGTCGAAACATGGGAAGATGTTATCGAAGCATGCAAAGCTTTATATGAATTTATGAAGGATCAACAGGAACAAAATGAAGAAAATAAACCACAGTATTCTTTCCCTGATGAGGATGATCAAGGAGAAGATGAACTATCGAATAGCGATTTTTCGCAGGATAATTCTCAGGTGGAGAATTCAGAGACAACTGAACAGGATTCAGAAGAAGATGAATCTGGATCCGGCATGGTCACAACTCAAGCATCCGATGCCGAAAAAACCGGAGAAGATTTCTCACAAGTAAATGATGAATCTGATATCACGAAAGTTAAATCTGATGAAGCATTTAGAGATAATGAGCATAAGCTGCTAGAAGGTGATCAAGGATTACAGCCTATATTTGCAAACGGCATTAGTCGAGAGCAACTAAATCGTACTGTAATACCATACGCTGAAGTTAAAAAGTGTCGTGAAAAAAATGCCGATTTCTCTTTGCAAATGGTTGCATCTAATCCATATTATGGATACAGCGATGTCAATGTAAATGATGTTATTGCTAAGTTTGAAAAAGATACTAAGTCTGTAGTGTCAATTATGGCAAAAGAATTTGAAATGCGTAAGGCTGCATATCGTTTAAAGCGTGCTCAAACTTCTCGTTCAGGCGCTATTAATGTTAATAAGCTTCACAGCTATAAATTCAATGATGATATCTTTGCAAAAATAACTAACCTAGCAGATGCTAAATCTCATGGTATGGTTATGTTTATCGATTATTCTGGATCAATGTCAAAAGTAATTGGTAAAATCATTCGTCAAACTCTTACACTTGTAGACTTCTGTTCTAAGGTTAATATTCCTTTTGTTGTATATGGATTTACTAGCAGGTATGAGCACGAAGATCATAAAGATTTTCCTGGAAATGTATTTGCTGATGGAGCTGGAGTATTTGAATTGATATCATCCAGCCTTAGCCGTGCTGAGATTAAGAATGCTCGTGAGGTATTACTTCGTCAGTCTATAGATCTTGACGTTTCATATCGTTCACCTCTAATGTCTAAGTATGAATCTTTAGGATCTACTCCTTTATTTGAAACTATTCTTTGTGCCGAATACATCATTACTGACTTTAAAGCCAAGCATGGTATTCAGAAAGTAAACGTTGTATTCTTAACTGATGGTGATGGCGATCCATTAGAAACATATAACAATGATTGGATATCTGATGATAATAAACTGCCATCATCAGGCTGGCGTTGTGGTTATAATATTCGTATGAACAGCGGTATGGTTAAAGCTTCAGATCGTTATGACTTAGGTCCTGCTTTATTAGGACAACTTAAGAAAATCAAAGGTGTAACAACAATAGGTTTCTATGTATGTACTGATACGTATGGTTGGAAAAATCAAATGTACAGAGCTTATCGTAGCACATACTGTTCAACTGAAATTATGGCAGATGCTCGCAAATCATATAACAGTAATAAGTTTATATCTCTTAATGGCAAACTTGGATACGATAAGTACTTCTTATTGAACGGTAAAGCATTAAGTACTGATACCGAAGAGTTATCTTTGGATACTGATTACTCAGCATCAGCTACTAAAGCTCAGATCACAAGAGCATTTAAGAAGCATACTTCTTCTAAGAAAGGAAACAAAGTACTTGCTACTCAGTTTGCTACATTAGTAGCGTAACATATATATCACAGTATACAACTATTTACAATATCTTACAAAATAGTTGTGTACAAACATGTTTACTTGTGGTATAATGGTTACATAAATGATTGAGGAGAGACAGTATGACTTTACGTGAAAAGATTTCTGAGGGCTTTGGCTACCTATTAATGACAATGTTCGTTATGGGATGGATTGATGTTGGATTTGGACCACAGTATACTTGGTGGAATCTAATAGCTCTTTTCGGCCAGCACTAATATATTATATAAATTTAAGGATACATTATGAACTTTATTGAAAAAACACTAACGGAAACCTTGGCAACTCGCTTTCCTGATCAAGTAAATTTCCGCCCAGCGGAAGTAACTGCTATAGCCCGTGAACTTGGTATCAAGGACGGCGAAGCATATAAATTTGCTACATCATTTCCTAAAATACGTCGTGGACTTTACAACTTAGAAAACGTTGTTGTGCCATTTCGTCAAATTCCAACTAAGGAGGCTAAAAACTTGCCATCTGGTGTACAGTCTATTATTAATAGCGAAGTGTACGTGCCTTCTAAAGATCAATACTATGTTTCATGGGGACACTCAAAAGATGTAGAAATGATCGTGAAGTCTATGTCATTTTATCCAACATTCGTTACTGGTTTATCAGGTAACGGTAAGACAACCATGGTCGAGCAAGCATGTGCTAACTCCCGCCGTGAGTACGTTCGAGTTCAAATCACTCCTGAAACAGATGAAGATGATTTGATCGGTGGCTTCCGTCTTATTGATGGTGAGACCGTTTTTGCAAAAGGTCCTGTCATTAAGGCTATGGAAGCAGGTGCTCTGCTGTTAATCGATGAGATTGACCGTGGTTCTAATAAGATCATGTGTTTACAAGGTGTTCTTGAAGGCAAACCTATCATGATCAAAAAGACTGGTGAGGTTATTAAACCTGCAGCTGGTTTCAATGTGATTGCTACTGCAAATACTAAAGGTCAAGGTTCAGATGATGGTCGCTTTATTGCAGCTACTATCATTGATGAAGCTTTCCTTGAGCGTTTTACTATCACACTTGAGCAGCCATATCCGACTCTAGCTACTGAGAAAAGAATTGTTCTCAAGCATATGGATAAATTTGATTGTAAAGATGAAGACTTTGCTAATCGTTTGACACAATGGTCAGAAACTATTCGTAAGACATATGCTGATGGTGGAGTAGATGATATCATTTCAACACGTCGTTTATGCCATATCACACAGACATTCGCAATCTTTAAAGATCGTGCAAAGTCTATTGATTTATGCATTAGTCGTTTTGACTCCGACACAAAAGAAGCTTTCAAAGATCTATATGCAATGATAGATGAAAGCATTAATACTGAGATAACTGCAAATGATAATGTTTCAATAGATGATATGTTAGATACTGCACTCGATCAAACAACATAGAGGATTTAATGGATTACAAATTTAATGAAGATAACTTAATAGCAGAGTTCGCGGATTACGTGGACTCTACTTATGGCTTACATTATGGTCAAACAAAACTGCAGGCTAATGAAGTTATTATTGATCGTGGCAATGGTATGGGTTTTATGCTTGGAAACGTTGATAAGTACCTTGATCGCTTTGGCAAGAAAGGTACACCTGAAGAACATCGCAAAGATCTATTTAAGATGTTGCATTATACGCTAATCGGATTATATGTTCTTGATAAAGAAAATAATTCAAAATAACTATGTACAAACAGTTCAAACTGTGGTATAATAACCTATATTATTCATTATGGAGAAATCATGAAACTATCGAATGAAACCATTGGCGCTCTCAAGAACTTTGCCGCCATCAACAGCCAGATCGTTCTGAATCCTGGCAATGTGATTAAGACAATGTCTGAGTCAAAAACAATATTATCGTCTGCAACTATTGTAGAAGATATCCCTGCACAAATCGGTATCTATGATCTCCATGAGTTCCTAGGTGCAATCGGAATGTTCGAAGATCCTGAGTTGACCTTTGATCCCGAGTTTAAGTCTGTACGTATCTCTAAAGATCGTCAGGCAATTAAATACTTCTTCTCGGAACCGTCTATCTTGACGTCTCCTTCGAAGGATGTTGTTATGCCTTCAACGGAAGTTGCATTTACTTTGACACAAGAAAACATGGCGTCAATTCGTAAAGCAGCCTCTGCATTAGGTATAAATACTGCAGTAATCACAGGTAAAGCCGGTGAGAACACTGCGTCAATCGTAGTTACAGATGTAGATGATCCTACATCAAATAGCTTTGAGATCGAACTGGAAGACATTACTCGTGAAGAGGAAGCCTTTCGCCTAGTGTTCAATATCGGAAACTTTAAGTTTACAAATGGAGACTATGATGTAGCTATCACTAAAAAGCTAATTTCACACTTTAAAAACACTAAAGAGCCTGTAGAATACTGGGTTGCTTTAGAGAAAAACTCATCATACGGAGAATAATCATGAGCGAAGAACAAACAACTGCGGCAGCAGAAACTGAAACACAAGCACCAGCAGCTGAACCAATTCAGCTAGGTCTTAATGATCTACAAGCTTGTATCCAAATTATTGACGTGGCATCAACACGAGGAGCCTTCCGTGGAGAAGAACTTACAGCAGTGGGCGGAGCCCGCGATCGAATCAACGCTTTCCTTGAAGCAAATAAGCCTGCAGAACCAGCAGCAGATGAAGCTGCGGCAGCTACAGAACCAGGTGATGTTAATGCTGAGTAACGATTTAGATCGTAAAAAGGTATTAGACTGCATGAAAGAGATGTCGAATTCGATGACTCGTATTGATGCAGAACGTGAGTTCCAAAAAGAAGCAGCTAATGCTCTGGTGGATGATGTTGATATCGATAAGAAGTATATCAATGCATTAGCCAAGATCTATCATAAACAGAATTTTGCTCAGTTTCAACAGCAAAAGGAAGAGATTGAAGATCTTTACGAATCGATCGTTAAATAGTTAATGCGTCAGTGTGTAGCTCAGTCTGGTAGAGTGCTACACTTGGAATGTAGATGTCGTAGGTTCGAGTCCTGCCACACTGACCAAATTAAGAAAGTTATATTATGACAAGTTTTATCATGGATTGGTGGAACGTGATTATGGATCATGAAAAGAATCCATTGTCTAACATCAAAGATTTAAGAGTACGCCATATGGTAATGCAGATTCTTGCATGGATGTGGTGTATTGTATTTACTGCAATGACCGGAACATGGATGTACCTCGGTGTTAATATACTATTACATGCATTGTTATTGGGTGGAATTTTTGTAACAGTTTCCGTATTTGAAGCTGCTAAACGTAAACCTCAAATCTTTTACACATTGCGCGGTGATGGTGGCGAGCACGAATGAAACATCTAAAAGAAGTTGAAATGTCTTACATGGGTCACCTGATCCATGCATTTTCAATTGCAGCAGTTCTTATAGTTCATGGTTTAATCCCATGGGTATGGGAAACTAAAGCATCGGATATGCTTTGTAAAAAGAAGTAAATAGGAACATTAAATCTTGTGGGATTGATATATTAATGTATATCAGTACGCGGTTTTGATATACCTTTATATATCAGTATCATGTAAAATAAAGATGTACATATCCAACCGGATGTGTTATAATAGACCTATTATATAATGGAGAATGTGAATGTCTAATGAATTTCTATGGGTAGAGAAGTATCGTCCAGCCACTCTTGATGATTGTGTGCTGCCGAAATCTCTAAAATCTTGCTTCGGCGAGATAATGACTACGGGTCAGTTGCCAAACATGTTGTTTAGTGGTACAGCTGGCGTAGGTAAGACTACAGTTGCAAAGGCTCTATGTAATGAGCTTAACTTAGATTACATCATTATCAACGGTTCCGAAGAAGGAAATATCGATACACTTCGTGGCAAAATCAAACAATTTGCTTCTAGTGTATCTTTACAAGGTGGTTACAAGGTAGTAATTCTGGATGAGGCTGATTACCTTAATCCTCAATCAACCCAACCCGCCTTACGTGGTTTCATTGAAGAGTTCTCTAGTAACTGTCGTTTCATTATGACATGTAACTTTAAGAATCGAATCATTGAGCCACTTCATTCTCGTTGTTCTGTCTATGAGTTTGCCATTCCCAATGGTGAAAAGCCAGCGATTGCTGGTGCGTTTTATAAACGTCTCATGGATATTCTTACAACCGAGAATATTACGTTTGATAAAGCAGTGCTTGCACAACTTGTCGAACGTTACTTTCCCGATTGGCGTCGTGTCTTGAATGAATGTCAGCGCTATTCTGTTAGTGGTACTATTGATGCTGGAGTCCTAGTTAATCTAGGTGACGACAATGTCAAATCACTAATGCAAAAGCTCAAAGGCAAAGACTTCAAAGGCATGCGTCAGTGGGTAGTTAACAATATTGATACCGAACCACATGCAATCTTTCGTGCAGTATACGATAAGATGGCAGACCACCTTCAACCACAATCTATTCCTCAAGTAGTAATCATACTTGCTGACTATCAATACAAGAATGCATTTGTTGCAGATCATGAAATGAATGTTGTTGCTTGTATGACTGAGATTATGGCAGGTGCAGAATGGAAGTAGTAGGTATCACAGCAGGTGCATTCGATTTGTTTCATGCTGGTCATGTGTTAATGCTTAAAGACGCAAGTAACCAATGTGATCACTTAATTGTTGCACTTCAAACAGATCCAAGTATAGATCGCAAAGAAAAGAACAAACCTGTTCAGTCAATGTATGAACGGTTTGTTCAACTTGATGGTTGTAGGTATGTCGATGAGATTATACCTTATGAGACTGAAGATGATCTATATTCTTTAATCATGAATAATAATATAGATATTCGTATTATTGGCAATGAGTATCGCAATGAAGATTTTACTGCACGTGAAATCGGTATTGAAATATACTACAATGCTCGTAATCATAAATGGTCTACTACCGAACTGCGTGAAAGGATACTCGATGAATCCCTTTGAATTTCTTAACGCAATCAACACCACCAAAAAGAATGTCATGGTCGATGATCTAACTGAAAAGGCATATCCTGCCTTTATGATCAACAGATCCCTTTCATACTTTCCTGATACTGTTTTACTCGCAAATGAGATGAATCGGTATCATCACCTAGACTCTAAACTCCAATTTTCTTTTTTGATAAATAGTGTTAGGAAAAAGAAACGTTTCGCCAAATGGGCTAAACCGACTAATCCTAATAACTTAGAAGTTGTTAAAGAATATTATGGCTACAGCAATGAAAAAGCACGCCAAGTTTTGACAATATTATCAAATGAACAGATTGAAGAATTAAGGATGAAGGTGAGCAAAGGTGGAAGAAAGTAAACCCATAGAGTGGACTCCGGCATTAATGCTAGAAGTAACCCTCAACGAACCAGACGATTTTCTAAAGGTACGAGAAACTCTAACACGGATCGGCGTGGCTTCACGTCATGACAACAAACTGTTTCAGTCTTGTCATATCCTACATAAGCAAGGACGATACTTTATTGTCCACTTTAAAGAGCTATTCTTGTTAGATGGTAAGCCATCAAACCTGCTAGAAAACGATATCCAAAGACGTAATACCATTGCAACTCTATTGAGTGATTGGGGACTAGTCCAATTCTCTATGGAAGAAACATTGACAAAAGCGCCTTTGCGACAAATCAAAGTTGTTTCGTATAAAGAAAAGTCGAACTGGGAGTTATGTCCCAAGTACAATATCGGCAATAAATGATGTGATATAAATGTCACATCGTTACAACTATTTACAATATCTTACAAAATAACTGTGTACATCCTTGCTTGATTGTGGTATAATAACACTATAATCAAAAAAAGGAGAGATTTATATGATGAATGAAAAAGTAATATTAACAGATTGTGATGGAGTCTTAGTTGACTGGGTTCATGGTTTTACCAAATGGATGATTAAGTCAGGCTATAAACAACAGCCAGGCGTTGCATCGTACGACATGGAAATCATGTTTGGCATCGATCGAAATGATTGTAAAAAGCTTGTAACACATTTTAACGAAAGTGCTCAAATGCGATATCTATCGCCATTACGTGACGCTGTTAAATATGTACGTAAGCTGCACGAAGAACATGGTTACGTGTTCCGTTGCATTACTAGCATGAGCCTAGATCCTGCAGCAGCTCGACTACGCGAGCAAAACCTTTCAGAATTATTCGGTCCTACAATCTTTGAAGAGATAGTATGTCTTGATACCGGCGCTGACAAAGACGACGCGCTAGAACAATATCGTAATAGCGACTGCTATTGGATAGAAGATAAACCAGAAAATGCTGATTTAGGTTTACGCATTGGTTTAAACAGTTTACTGATAGCGCACGGCTTTAACGCCGACTATAAAGGACTATGTCCGCGTGTAGAGAACTGGAAAGAAATTTACAATATTATCACAGGATAAAAATATGAATGAAATTAAGATTGTCCGTATCTCTACGGGCGAAGAATTATTGTGCACTGTGGATTCAAGTAAGTCATACAAAGATACACTTATGCTTAGTGACGTGGCTATACTGATTCCGACAGAAGCTAACTCGCTTGGCCTTGCTCCGTTTATGGCATATTCTAATGCACCAAACGGAATGGAAATTAAGCGTACTTTTGTTATGTTTGTAGTAGATCCTGTAGATGCTCTTAAGAAGCAATATCAAACCATGTTTTCTAAAATCATTACAAATGATTCTAAACTAATATTGTAATTTGTATAAATAACTCTGGAATGCAGAATTATCTGGTTCCTATACAATCTTGCTTTTCACTAAGGAGAACACAATGACAGGCAAATACAACACCACTCTATTCCCATCTGCAGCTTTTGTAGGATTTGATCATCTATTAAAAGAATTGGATCATGTTACTAAACATGCCCACGATCATTATCCACCTCATAATATCTTGAAAACTGGAGAAGACGATTACCTCATTGAATTGGCGGTAGCGGGCTTCAGTAAAGAAGGTATTGATATTGAGATGCATGAGCGCACGCTTACGGTAACAGGTGAACATGCTAGTAAAGGTCGCGAATACGTTCATCGTGGTATTTCCACGAAGAAGTTCAAACGCACTTTTAGGCTGTCTGAACACGTGCAAGTGCACGGAGCTGACATCATCGATGGTATCTTAGCAATTCAATTGAAAGTTATTATCCCTGAAGATCAACGTCCTCGTAAAATTAACATTGGAAAAAACGAGGAATCCACAAATGACAACAATAACTCTCAACTACTTCGCGAAGGGCTATAGATTTACTCTAAAGCCTATTCTTAAATTTTTAAAAGGTCTTCTAAAAAGCCTGCACAATTCGATTGCACTATCTCGTCAACTGACGGCTAATCGTGAAATCGCACGGTACTTGCTTAAAGAATATCCAGGTCATACTTATGATTCTATGTTAGCACAACTTGACGATCAGGCTGTTGCACGGTTTCAAAAAGAGCTGGAAGAAGACAAATAATGAAGTTTATAAAAGCGTGGGTAATAAAGAAATACAAACTATCGCAAATGTCAGAAGAAGAAAAATATCTGGCAAGCGCGGTAGATCTTGTTGATCTAGAACGGCGTCAACGCGAATTGATGTACGGTAAAAATAGGTTTAGCACCTTTACAGGTGTTACACATTATAATACAATTCAACACCGTTGAATGTTAAGTGTTGCGACTTAATACGCACGTGAGAGGCCATAAGGTTAGCCTCTCATCTCAACTTTAAAAGGAATAATAAAAAATGAAAAATGTAATCATTGCGGCTGCTGTGGCCGGAACTTTTGCAACAAGTGTTGCCGCCGAAGAATGGACTCGTCCAGCAGTAATCGGTAAAACTGAATATAATGTAACAACTGAAAAATGGGCATATGATGCTGGCGTACAAGTAGATATGCTCGGATTAGTGTTGACACCTAAAGTTAAGGGTGCGTACTCAAGTGCGACTAACTTCGACTTCCTTGGATCAGAAATCAATGCTGCGTATGCGGTTCATAAAACAGCAACTGCATATGTGACAGTTACTGCTGATGACAACTGGAAGTATAAAGATGCTACAGTAGGTGTAAGCTTCAAATTCTAATAACAATGGTTCCCTTGTATAAATAACATAAACACAAGGGAACCATAACATGTATGAATACAAATGCACTATCGTGCGAGTTGTTGACGGTGATACTGTTGACGTAGATATTGACTTAGGCTTTGGCATAATCATGGCAGATGAACGAGTTCGTATCATGGGTATTGATACACCCGAATCACGTACAAGTGATAAAGTAGAAAAGCTATTTGGCAAAGCTGCCAAGGCAAGATTAGAGGAGCTGCTTGGAGAAACAAGCGTTCTAAGAACACAAATCAATAAAAATGGCGAAGATATGAAAGGCAAGTTCGGCCGTGTCTTAGGTGACTTTGTTACTGAAGACGATAGACTTGTCACCGAAATCCTATTAACAGAAGGACATTGTGTTCCTTATACAGGTGGATCAAAAGAAGAAACACATGCTGCACACCTTGCAAACAGACATCGTTTACTTGGTGAAGGCATTGTTACACAACAACAAATAGATGAAGTGGATTGACATGTGAAAAATCAAATTAATAAAGCGGTATTAAAGCATGCTGAAGGCGTGCAAGAACTGGCTAAGACTAATATACTAGTGTATATGAATCATCCAGTAGGTATCGGTGAACATAGTGATATTGTTGAAGCTATTCAATTAGAGCTAGACAAGATGGCTGCAGCTCAAGATCGTATTGATATGATGAAATTAGTAATGAGCGAAAGTTAAATGAAAAATGAAGGAAAGCAGCTTTGGAAAAAGGTTAAGAAAATGGATCTAGGTAACCCTATAATAACAGCACTAGTTGGTCTAGTAATATTTTATATCGGCCTTAAAACATTCTCCGGCGGAATGAAATCTATGGGCAATATGGAGCATCTTAATTGGTTCCTTGGTAATCCCATATATATGTTCTTCGGTGGAATCATTATGACTCTACTGTGGCAATCATCATCTCTATCAACTACAGCTATTATTGCCTTAGTTGCTGCTGGTGCATTACCATTACCCGCAGCAATTGCTTGTGTTCTCGGAGCTAATATTGGTACGACAGGTACCATTTGGCTTGCTGGAATGCTTGTCTCAGATGGTATGCCTAAAGGAGATACTCTTAGAATCGCCTTAGCGCACACTGGAATGAATCTATTAATGGCATTAGCTTTGCTACCATTTGTAGGACGTATAGGCCAATTACTATTAAGAGTTGGCTAAAAATGGAAGCATCCTTCAAAGATAAATGCAGAATATTCTATATGGTAAAGGGTGGTTTAAAAAATACCAACGTTGCTACTATAGAAGACTGCTATGAAGGATATTTTAAACGACTTTGGGGTAATCACGAAGCTACTTATAGAGAGATTGGCTTTGAGGAACACTATAAAGAATTTAGCGAATCGCTAAAATAAATGTGTACATTATGTCATATTTGTGGTATAATGTATAAATAATATCGTAAACGTTGAAGCAACGTGAAATCGGATCGGACTCGGGGGCAGTACCCGACAGCTCCACCAAAAACATACTAGTGTCCAGTTAAGTTTGGAACACATCTGATAAAGTGGCTAGTATGTTTTTGATGGGGCTGAACTAGGATCGACGGACGGTGTAGTGAAGTGGAGTTTACCGGATGACTGCGTTATTGGTCAAAATTACTAAACGCAAACAATAACTTTGCACCTTCTGGATTCGCGCTAGCCGCGTAATCACAGGGAGCTGGCCACTTGCTTAGCAACAGAAAAGTGGCACATTACCTTTATTATGGAGAGACTTATGAATTATTATTATGTTAGTTCGAATTAATAGTGTACATTCCCGCAAAAGCGTGTTATAATATACATATTAAATCGGAGATACCCCTTTGGAATTCTATACTAACGTTGCTCGATATGGCAACTCAATCTTATATCGTGGCTACAAGAACGGACATCGGTTTGAAGACCGTGTCAGGTTTGGCCCAACCCTATACCAAAAAGATATCAATGGAACAGCTACAGCCTTAGATGGCGAGCGTGTATCCCCTATTCTATTTGACAAGATGAGTCAAGTCAAAGAACGTGAACAGCAATACGGCGGCATCGGTGCCAAAGAGATGTATGGCAACAAGAACTATGTTGTCCAGTTCCTACAAGAAAAGTTCCCAGACAATATTGAATTCGATCGTGACGTAATCAATGTAACAAGCATTGATATCGAAACTGCATCTGATGACGGCTTCCCAGAACCTCAACTCGCTGAGAAAGAAGTTACCGCCATTTGTATGAAAAACAATATCGATGGCATCTACTATGTGTGGAGTTGCATCGAATGGTCTAAACAAGAAACCATCCTAAAGCATCTTAATGTTGTCTATGAACATTGCAAAGACGAGAATGAATTGCTAGTCAAGTTCATTGGTCACTGGTCATCTCCGATCTATTGTCCTGATGTTGTTACTGGATGGAATACTCGATTCTTTGATATTCCATACCTTGTCAATCGTATCGCAAAACTCTTCGGTGAAGATGTTGCCAAGCGTATGTCACCATGGGGCTTAATCAATGAGCGTCGCATTACTACTATGGGTCGTGAGCAACAGGCTTATGAAATCACTGGTATTGCACAGCTAGACTATCTTGAATTGTTCAAGAAGTTCGGTTACTCATATGGTCCACAAGAATCATACAAGCTTGATCACATTGCGCACGTCGTTCTAAATGAGCGTAAGCTTTCATACGATGAGTATACTGACTTACATTCGTTGTACAAGAATGATCCACAGAAGTTCATTGACTATAACATCAAAGACGTTGAGCTGATAGATCGCCTTGAAGATAAGATGGGTTTGATTACCCTAGCTTTGACTATGGCTTACCGTGGCGGTGTTAACTACTCCGATACTCTTGGCACTACTGCGATATGGGATGCAATTCTATATCGTGACTTGGCCAATCGTGGAGTTATCGTTCCTCCTAATGGCGAGAAGTTCAAAGCCGATTACCCTGGCGGTTATGTTAAACCACCTCAGGTTGGCATGCACGAATGGGTTACCTCATTCGATCTTAACTCACTATATCCTAACATCATTGTTCAATGGAATATGTCACCCGAGACTGTAGTCGAAGGTGAACGTTGCTCTATGAATCCTGATATTGCATTGGCCGAAGAGCATCGTAATTCTCATAGCGAGTATGCACTTGCTGCCAATGGCGTCTATTTCAAAAAGGAAAAGCAAGGTGTTCTTCCTAAGATCATTGTTGATTACTACAATGAGCGTAGTATCGTCAAGAAGAAGATGCTAGCTTCGCAACAAGAGAAAGAGAACACTGACAAGAGTAATGAGGTAGAGATCATTCGCATTGAGCGTGACATATCTCGTTATGAGAACCAGCAAATGGCCATTAAGATCTTGCTTAACTCTCTATATGGTGCACTCGGTAACAAGTACTTCCGTTACTTTGATCTACGTGTTGCCGAGGGTATTACTCTCACTGGTCAAACTGTTATTCGCTGGGCTGAGAAGTCAGTTAACCAGTTTATGAATAAGGTCTGTGAGACCAAAGAGACTGATTATGTTATCGCTATTGATACTGATTCGGTCTATGTGAATTTCGGTGATCTGGTTAAGAAGTATGTTAAACCAGGCACTGAGGTTGCAACCATCGATAAGATTTGTGAAGAGCAGTTCCTTCCAATGCTCGAGAAGTCTTACGCTCGGTTGTATGAAATGTTCGATTGTTATACTCCTCGCATGGTTATGGCACGTGAAGCAATTGCAGATCGTGGCATATGGACTGCTAAGAAGCGTTACATATTGAATGTTCACAACAATGAAGGTGTACAATACGCAGAGCCAAAGCTCAAGATCATGGGCATCGAAGCTATTAAGTCGTCTACACCTTCCGCTTGTCGTGATGCACTAAAAGCCTTGTTCAAAGTTATCGTTAACGGTGATGAAGAGCAAGTACAAAAAGCAATCGCAACCTTTAAGAAGTACTTCAGTACGCTGTCTCCTGAGCAGGTATCTTTCCCTCGTGGTGTAAATGATATCACTAAGTGGGCACGTAAGCGTGAGGGCATCTATGCAAAAGGTACTCCCATACACGTACGTGGGGCATTGCTATATAATCATCATATCAAGGCATTAGGTCTGCAGAAGAAGCATGAGCTAATTCAAAATGGTGAGAAGATCAAGTTCTGTTACCTTAAGTTACCAAATAGTATTCGTGAGAATGTCATATCATTCCCGACATACCTGGCACCTGAGCTGCAGCTTGATAAGTATATTGACTATAACAAGCAATTCGAAAAGACCTTCCTAGATCCAATTATACCAATCTTGGATGCCATTGGCTGGTCAGCTGAACCTAGGATTTCATTAGAGGATTTTTTTGTATGATTAAACATATTTCAATATTGGACATTGCTAAGACAGAGGCATATTATACCAAGAAAGATGGTGTGCCTGTTAAGTATGTCTGTACTACTGCGCTATATAAACATGCAGACTTCGCTGCAGACATATATTATCGTGAGACACCTCACTCTGAGTTTGGTAATCACTATTTTGGCTTGTATCGGAATCAATTCGCTGACGATGCTGTGGTAACAATTGTTAATGCAGATACTGCTGTAGCAGAACTAAGTATTGATATGATTGAAGATGGTAATGGTGATCTACACTATTCTGCGCATAGGCATGATTATCGTAAAATCGGAAATCACATGATTGACGGTGGAAGATCATACACTAGATGTGATGCCTATTCAGTAGTAAAGTCTTTTGTTGTTGAAAAAGGTAAATTAGTTAAAAATAAAGATGTACAATATCCCGAAGATGTGGTATAATGGTAGTATTATAAGGAATAATAAAATGAATACAACAGAAGAACTTCTAGTTATCTTTATGGAAGAATGTAATGAAGCTGCTATTGAAGCTTCAAAGATCATTCGTTTCGGCAAGGGTACAGAGCGACTTGAATCTGAAGTGGGCGATGTTATATGCATGATTAAACTACTTGAAGAGCAAGGCATGATTGACATGACTAATGTACAATATTGTGCAGATGCTAAACGTGAAAAACTAAAAAAATGGAGTAATCTAAATGTCTGATTGGGCACACGATATCCACATGATGCACCACCAGTTCGGTGTTAAAGAGTGGTTTGAAAAGAATAAACACGACAAAGATCTAATGG